GGGCACAGGAACAGGCGCGCCAATATGAGGCGTTCGTAGCGTCGCAGCGACAACGGTTCGCGGCGATGGCCCAGAGCGAGGGTGACAAGTACGAGCTGGCACACGTCACCGGGGCCGCGCACAGCGCCTGGAATCTAGTCGAGGAGGCCTTCGCGGAGGACAGCACGCGCGTCCTTGAGCCGGGCGAAGCCATCGGCCGCGTTGAGCAGCGGATAGAGGCCGAGTTCGTCGACCTGATCAAACGGAGCCCGAAACTGCGCCAGATCGTGCAACGCGAGCTGGCCTCACTGAGTTCAGCGCAGGCGCCAAAGCAGGGCGCACGGCCACAGGTACAGGCCGCGCCGACGCTCACAAACCGAGGAGCCGCCGAAGTGGCGGCCGTGCAGCGCGAGGCCCCGATGTCCGACTACGAACGAATTCAACAGGCGGCGAGGCTGCTCCGTTTCGGTTGAGCGCAGCCGCTGACACCACAGGAGTTTCACAATGTCTCTCGACCTCACGACCTTCGCAGCAGGGCTCAAGACCGTCTACACCCGGCAGCGCATCGAAACGATGACGTACCGGAACAACCCGTTCCTTGCCATGGTCCGCAAGATGGAGAACATGACGGGCGACGGCTACAAGGTGCCCGTCGTCTACGGCGCCCCGCAGTCGCGCAGCGCCACGTTCTCGACCGCACAGACGCTCTCCTCGTCGAAGTCCATCGGCATCAAGGCCTTCACTGTGACCCGTGTGAGGGATTACGGCGTGGTCCAGATCGACCACGAAACCATGCTCGCGTCGAAAGACAACCCCGGCGCGTTCATGCAGGCGCGCGTGGCTGAGATCGACGGCGCCATCAACGCCGTGACCCAGTCTCTCGCCACCGCCTGTTATCGCAGCGGCCAGGGCGCCATCGGCCAGGTGAACGCCACTGCGGCGTCCACGACCCTGACGCTCAAGAACGCCGAGGACATCGTGAATTTCGAGCCCGGCATGGTCCTCGACATCGGCGCCACGGAAACGGCCGCCGTTCGCACGGCGCAAACCAGCCCGGCTCCGATTGTCAACGCCGTGAACCGCAGCGCGGGGACGATCACGCTAAACCAGACGCAGACCGCCGCATGGTCGGCCATCGCCGCCGATGACTACATCTTCGTGAAGGGCGACCACAGCGACAGTGGCACCATCACGAAGGTTGCCGGCATGGAGGCGTGGTGCCCGGCCTCGGCGCCCGCGTCTACTGCTTTCTACGGCGTGGACCGCACGACGGACAGCCGCCTCGGCGGCCTGCGGCTCGACGGCTCGAGCTACACGGTCGAGGAGGCGCTGGTCAAGGCGTCCGTGACCGCCGCGAAGGAAGGCGCGACCCCGGACCACGTGTTCATCAGCTACGCGAAGTTTGCGGACCTCGTGAACAGCCTCGGGGCGAAAGCCATGTATGCCGACCTCAAGGTCGGTGAAATCGGCTTCCAGGCGCTGCGACTGTACGCGCCGGGCGGCGAGCTCAAGATCGTGCCGGATCGCAACTGCCCCAGCAACCGGGCGTTCGTGACCCAGCTCGACACCTGGGAGCTCGGCAGCATCGGCCAGGCGGTCGGCATCCTCAACTACGAGGGCCTGGAGGGCGCCCGCGTCTACAACGCGGACTCGCTCGAGGTGCGGGTCGGGTTCTACGGGAACCTGATCTGCCGCGCTCCCGGTTGGACGGTCAACGTCCAGCTCTAACAGTCGCAACCGCGGCCGGGGCTCAGAGATGGGCCTCGGCTGCGCCCTCACAAGGAGAACACCATGGCATCTGTTTTTTCGCGGCTGCTGCACCCGTTCCGGGGCACGCCCACGCACGGAGTGATCAAGCTTTACGGCAAGATGACCACGTCGACGAGCGGCACCATCGCGAGCTCGTCTTGCGATGGCTTCACCATCACGAAGACCGGATCCGAGACTGGCCGCTACACGATCCAGCTCGGATCGTCGACCGACCAGCTCAAGGCTGCCGAGCTGCTTGGGTGCAACGTCACGATCATCGGCGCCGACGACGCCGCATACACGGCCGACGCCGGCATTTCGTGGTTCGTGCGCGACGACGACGTGGCGACGGATGGGACGTTCGAGATTCAGTTCTCGACCGACCCGACCACGGACGGCACGCAGGCCGACGCCGAGCTCGAGAACGGCGCAATCATCCTGGTCGAGATCACGATCAAGAACAGTTCGGTGACGCCGTGACCGATGGAAAGCCGGGGCTCTTGATCTCGATGATCATGGGCAAGGGCAAGCCGAAGGGCGAGCCCTTGCCCGCCGAGAAGGACGACGCCGAGGGCGACGAAAGCGCCTCCGACGCCGGCATCAAGGCGGCCGCCGCCGACATGCTCACCGCGATCAAGGACAACGACGCCGACGCTCTGGCTGCCGCCGTCAAGGCGGCCGTCACCTGCTGCGGCGAGGAGGACTAACGGAAGATGGCCACGGTCAGCGGCACCACCATCGTCGCCGGCGTGAGGCAGCGAGCGGACGCTGAGCTGCTCGGCTACGTCGATGCAAGCTGGCGCGAGCTCTACGACCTGATCGTGGCCATCGATCCGACAGTCTACGCGACCGTCTCGTCGCAGTTTACCGTGACGAGCACGGCCACGGCCTCGCTGTCGTCGGTCGCGTCCACGTGCTACCGACCGCTCCGCGTCGAGTATTACTCGGGCGGCAGCGGCACGGGATACGTTGACGTGCCGATGGTCAACCCGAGCGAGGCCAACGACTGCCGGCAACGCGCGTGGAACCTCATGGGCTCCACGCTCTACTTCTACCCTCCCGAGCAGGCGCCCGGCACGTATCGCATGTGGTACGTGCCAACGGCGACGGCCTGGACCTCCGCGGCCCAGACGACCGAGCTCTACAACGGGTGGGAGGAGTACTTGGTGTGCAGCGCCACGGCGATGTGCCTGGCGAAAGAGGAGTCGGATCCGTCGTTCGCTCTGGCGAGCAAGGCGAACGCGCGGGCGCGCATCGAGCAGGCGCTTGTGCGGACGCTGCAGGAGCCGCCGACCGTGCTGGACCTGTACCCGCCAGGCGGTCGGAGGTGGCAGCGCGATGCCTAACACCTATCGCATCGACGGCCCCGATGCTTCGCTCACGTCGAGCGCGATCAATCGTCTCCAGAACAAGGTGCTGGACGCGGTGGCGGCGCTCGAGGAGTCTCCGCTGGCCAGCGCGAAGCGGCTGCAGACGCTGAGCATCGCCACGACGAGCACGCGCGTTTATCACGGCCTCGGGCGGCGCATCCAGGGCTGGTTCGTCACGCGGCGGTCGGCAAACGCGACCGTTTACGAGGCGGCGACCCAGGGCGACCTCGCGCAGTTCATCAACCTGCAGGCAAGCTCGGCGGTCACTGTCGATCTGGTGGTGTTCTGATGGCGCTGAACAAGTCCGTTGTGCCGATTCCCCTGGGCAAGCTCGACAAGGGCCGCGACACGCTCACGGGAGGAGCTGGCACGCTGGCCGACGCGATCGACGTGTGCCAGGACCAGGACGGGCTGTGGCGCAGCCGCGGCAAGTTCACGGGGATGGCGCAGACGATCATCGGCGGGTACACGACCGCCGACGCGCGCATCGTTTTCGGCACGGGCGACAACCTGGCGATGCGCATGGCGACCGGCGAGGTGGTCGGCTACGTCAAGAGCTTGAACACCTGGAAGAGTGCTGGGTTTCAGCCGCTCTCGTCGCTGCGGTCTGACATCCTGATGTCTGATCGGACCATGGGCGCCGCCGATACCGAGGTGATGGACTCGGTGGTAGCGAACGGCCAGGTCTGGACCGTGTGGTCGACCGAGACGACGAACGCGCAGACGCTTGCTGGCAGCAAGGGCAACCTGTACTTGAGTGTCTTCGACCTCGGAACGTCGGCAGACGCTGTGCCTGGCGCGTGCCTGGTCGAGAACCTGGACATCAACGCGCTGTCGATCTCGCTGACTCCTGTGGGCGGGGCAGGCGCGGTGACGGTCGGCGGCGCGGCAAGCACGCTCTGCCTGCCGCACCTGACGAAGTGCTCGCGGTCGAGCACAGACGACACGGTGGTCCTCACTTTTCAGGCGCAGCAGGCGGGCTCAAGCGCGAACTACCTCACGGCGATCGCATTCCCGACCGCCACGCCCGGCAACAACACGTCGAACCTGTGGGCGATCAAGACGTCGGACGGCGCGTGGACGGCGCCGCTCCCATACGACGTCGTGGAGGTGGCCGACACGGCCGGCGTTGCCGGCAAGACAACTCCGCTCGTGGTGGCGACGTACATGAGCGGCGCCAACTACCAGACGGGCGTGTCGGACATCTACGTCGGCGGCATGACGAGCGTGCTCGGCACGTCGTCCAGCGCTAACCTCGGGCTGCATTGGCTGTCGAAGACCACCACTCAAACGAGCTACATCACGTTCGCGGCGTCAGGCAACGGAGCTGCGAACCGTCTGACTGGCCTGTGGCTGAACAAAATCGCGCTGCCCGGCCTGACGGTGCACAGCTCCACAGGAGCCCAGATCCAGGTGTCTGCGACCACCACGATCCAGCGGTTTACCGGGTGGTCCGAGCCGTCGTCTCATGACTGTGTTGCGTGGGCGAACATCTCGAGCAAGGCAGACGGCGCCGGATCCACGGCCGTGACGATGACGCTCTCGCGGCAGACGTACAACGTCGCCAGCGTGGCGGTGGTCGGCGTGCGGTATCACGTGTGGCCCGTGTCGCGCGCTTTCAACCGCGGCGCCGTCAACGTCAACAACTCGTGGGCCTATTGGGTCGCGTACGTCGGCGAGGACTTGCCGACATCGCTCGGTGGGTGGGTGGCGTCAACGAAGGGCAGCAGCAACGACCAGCAGCAGGTGTATTTCTGCCTGCACGGCAACACGAGCACGCTGCCAGGAACGTCGACCAGGCAGACCGACCAGTTTCGCGTCCTCACGAAGTGCCACCACGACCGAGCGCACGTGCACCGCGTTTCGGATTACAAGGCAGTGGACGCATTCGCGGCGACCGCGTGGGTAACAAACGTCAGCCAGACGAGGCTTGCGGAGACGTCGATCCGACCCGTGCACGCCCTGGTGCTGCCGAAGGAGACGGAGCTCTTTTCTGACACCGCGAGCTCGGCCGTGTCGTCGCTGCCGACGTTCTCGGCGATGGCGCTTGTCACGACGGACTGGGATCCGCAGATCACGGACCTCGGCCGCGGCACGAGTTACGGACGGTCGTTCATCTTGCCGGGTGGCATACAGGAGGTCTACAGCGGTCGGTCGATCCAGGACGCCGGCCACATCCTGCGGCCCGAGGTGCCCGGGCTCACGGTGGCAAACACGGCGACAGGCGCGGTAACAAGCGGCACGCACTCGGGGTGCGTGTGCTGGATCTCGCGCGACGACGACGGAAACGTGTGGCGGTCGGCGCCGAGCCCGGTCAACACCGTCGATTGCAGCGCGCCAAACGACACGATCTATTTTCACGTACAGGCGCCGTCCCTGACCAGCGCGACGACCATAGGCGTCGAGGTGTACATGACCCAGGTGAATGGGTCCGTGTACTATCTGGCGCAGTCGACTTCGATCCCGAGGTCGGGCGCACTCGGAGGATTTTCCACTCTTACGATCACGGTGGACGACACGACGCTGGCGCGCGCGCCGACGCTCTACACGGACAGCGGCGAGCTGCCGAACGACTGCACGCCCACGGCCACGATCGTCACGCAGTGGAAAAATCGGCTCTGGGCGGCAGGCGGCGAGGACCGCGACGCCGTGCATTTCTCGAAGGAACTTGCCGAGGACACGGGCGTCGGCTGGAGCAGCGACTTCCACCTGGACATCCCCGACACATACGGAGACGTGACGGCGCTCGCACCGTTCGGTGACCGTTTGTACATCTTCAAGCGGCGGGCGATCTACGCGGTGGCGGGCGACGGCCCCGACGCGACGGGCGCCGGCTGGTACAGCCAGCCCGAGCTTGTGGCCGAGCGGATCGGAGCCCGCACGCCCCGCGGCGTGATCGTGGTGCCCGAGGGCGTGATGTTTGCCTCGGACGACGGGATTTACATGCTCGACGGAGGTGGGCGCATCTCCGAGGTGGGCGCGCCGATCAACGCCGACCTGCGGAGCATCGAGGGCGAGGGAAATGGCGTGCACATCGCGGCGAGCGCGATGATCCCGAACACGTCGCTGGTGGCGTTTTTGCCCGCGAGTGACGGCGGGTGCGCGGGCTACCAGGGCAGCACGCCGCTCCCGCGGTCCAGCTCGCAGTTCATCATCAACTCGCGCAACAAAACGCTGTATGTGTGGGACCGCAAGCGGGAGTGCTGGTACACGTGGGGCGTCGAGGGCAACTCGTACGGCAAGAAGGGCGGGACGCTCGCGTCGGTCGGCGACACGTTCTACCTGCAGGCGCCAGGGGTTTACGCCGGGATTCCGTCGACGACGGTGGCCGGCGCGCTGCACTCGTACGCGCACGCGCACGTCGCGAGCATCGACACGAGCGGGTCGTCGTGGCCGTTCGTGCCGGCGCTGCTCACGCATTGGATCTCGGTGCCGACCCTCGGCGGGTTCAACCGCCTGCAGGAAATCCACGTGCGCGGCCTGACCGGCGCGACCTCGAGCACGACGGGCTACTACGCGACCGTGCTGGCCGAGGTGGAGATTGACGGCGTGAACGGCTCGCAGACGCCGGGGACGGTCTACGCCAATTACTACGAGAAGGAAGGCACGAACGTTGCCGACCACGTGGTCATTCGCGTGCAACCGGAATACCAGAAGTGCAGCCGGTTCCGCCTCGGCGTGGCGCTTGGGCCGAGCCGGTACAACGACCAGATCAACGCTGTAAACCTGTCGCTGTGTTCCGTCGCGGTCGTGCTCGCCGGAAAGGGCGGGCTCGCTCGCGTCGATGTGACCTCGCAAGCCACGTAAGGAGAAAAATGGGCGTCTTCGACTACGGATGGACCGACCTGGCGCTGGGGCCGCTGGCGCCCGGCGCGATCGAAACGGCGAAGATCCAGTACGCCGTCACGGGCAACACGGGATCCCTGGTCGACCGGGTGCGCTCGGCGCCGCAGATGCAGCGCGAGGGCGCCGCGATCGATGCGCAGTACGCGAGCGGCCAGATCACGTGGGAGCAGCGCGAGGCGCTCATGCGCCAGGTGGCGGGCAAGTACGGATTCAACTACACAGGCGCCGACCCAAAGACGAAGGCTGAGATCGACGCTCGCATCGGATCGCAGAAGGCGCAGGACTTCACGGGCGACCTCATGCGCGAATACGGGCAACTCTCGCCCGTCGAATACCTGAACGTCGCGGATCCCAACTTCCGCGACCTGTCCGGGTACGAGGCGGCCGCAGCGCAGTCCATGCAGGACCTGCGCACGGCGGCCGGCGCTGGCCCGAGCGCAGACCGCGAGGCGTCGCTGGCGGCGTACCGGGACGCGGTGGCCGGCAAGGCGCCCAGCGCGGCCGAGCTCGCGATGGCCCGCGGGCTCGAGGACGCGCACCGCGCGCAGCTCTCGATGGCGGCGCGGGCCCGCGGCGGGTCGGCGTCGCTGGCGCTGCGGCAGGCGATGATGAATTCGGCCAACATTCAGCAGCGGGGCGTCGCGGACGCGGCGATGCTGCGGGCGCAGGAGATGGAGAAGGCGCGGGCCGGGTACGCCGCCACGGTGAACGCGTACGAGGTGCTCAAGGCGAAGCAGCTCGCGGACGCGGCCGCGGCGAGCGGCGACCTTTACGGCAACCTGGCGCGCACCGACGCGCAGCAGGCGCAGATCAGGCAGACCGGCCATGTCGCGAACCAGCGCGCGGCGCTCGAGGCGCGGCAGATCGGCGAGGACCGGAAGATGCGCCTGCGGCAACAGATCGGAGCGGCCCAGGGCGACAACGC